GATAAAGTTCTTTACCTATTTCTTCTACATCTGAAAAATAATCGAATTTAGGATTAGATATTTTATGCAATGAACCTTCTTTTTCAAACTTAGATTTCAGACTTGAGAGTTCATACCAGCATATTAAACCAAATTCATCTTTAGAGATTTTTTGACTCATGATATTATACCTTAATGTGGTATTCCTATTAATAATATATCCTAAAAAGGTTGTTTATTCACTGAAAATTTTAAAACTATTATACTTTATATCAAGAAACTTGAAACAAGAATTTAGAATCTTTTATATTTTGTTTAAATTTTTTAGAAGGATTGCTATATGGACTTCGGCAGACTATATGCGCTATTTATAGCGAAGCTATATAGCGGTGGTTTAGAAACTATAACTACTATTTTCATCCTGATGGTTATTATTTTAGTTTTAGAAGTCAGAAGAGTCCATCGTTTATATAGAAGTGCCATAACTAGACATACTACTGAGAGAAACACTTGGCGGGAAAGTATCGAGAAAATTCAGGATAGTTTTCTTAAAAGAAACGATGAGGCAATGAAGTCATTAATTGAGCAACAGAACCTCCGAAATGCTTCTGATAAGGAGATCAAAGAACTGCTATCAAATTTGATAGTGTATCTAACTAACCGAAAGTAATTTATGATATGATACTATGTCAATATTAACACACATTCGAGACTTCTTTATGAAGTCTGGCCTAAAGCTGGCAAAGGGAATGGCGTTTCAAGATAGAGATGCCATAGAGACTCATTCTGCTACATTAAATCTTAATGAAGCAGTTATACAATTTGAGTCAAAATTTACTAAATCCGATGAAGTTTCTAGTCAAATGTTAGAAGATTCTCGAAGTACGCTAACTGAAGTTTCGGCTTTAGCTAGAATAGTAAAAGATCTTATTGATGAAGAAAATTCAAAGGGCAAATCTCTTAATCTAGATAAACTATTAGCTACTTATAGTCATCCTGTACTATTATGTAATAGTTGGGGAACGGTTATAAGATTAAATGCTTTAATGAAAAATATTATCCCTACTGATGTAACTGTAATAGGAAAGAACATTGAAGAAGTTATAGAGTGTGAAACTAAACTAACTGAGCTTGACCAGTTTAAGAAACCAGTCAATTCATTAGATATGGATCTTCAGTCCTACATCCCATATGCGGAGGATTATTTAACTTGTTCTCTGAGAGATATGGGCGGCGCAAGAAAGTGGTTAGCTACACTTTCATCTATAAGTATTGGAAGCAAAATTTTCGTTTTAGTCAAATTCGAAAAAACTCACTAATGCTAACTATTTAAATCCCTAATGATCTTTTTGGTCATTAGGGATTTCTTAACAAAAATTTAGTATGTGACATATTTAATATTGAAAAATTAGGAAAGATTATGGCTAACAGTCGTATTGTCTTTAAATTGAAGAGAATCCCTTCAATGGCAGATCCTTCAATAAATGACGTGTATCCTGGTGAACACTTTGTCACTGAGGATTCGGGTCAACTCTATTATAAAGATCTACAAGGTGTGATAGTAACTGTAGGCGGTGGTAAAGCAGTTGTACCATCTTCTTGGTCTTATACTCCTTCTGCAAAAAATTTTGTATTTAACTTTGAAGGGTCTAACTTCTTAGAAGCTTTAGAATCTTTCTCTTCTTCTATCCGTTTCTTAACTAAGAATAATACAGTTATTTCAGCTGGTGAGAATACTATTACTATTAATATCACTAAAAGTGGTTCAGTAGTAGCTACTAGAGAATTCTCTATTGTTGATATTATTGGTAGAGAATTAAGGGTAGCATCCATACCGTCAAATGCTATATGTGATATTCTATTTGACGGAACCAAATTTAGAGTTTATAATACATATGGATTTGGCTCTAACGCAGCAGATGGGTCTTATTATTTTGATAATGATGTGGCCATTGATGGTTCTTTTACCGTTATCAATGATAAAGGCAAAAAAGGCTTTGCTGTTTTAGAAGATGGTACTATTGTAGTAGGTAATGATGGTGTTAAGCTTACTAATATAACCGACCTCTTCCAGTTAAAAGGTAATAGTACTTTTGATGGCGATGTGAATATTACTGGTAAGTTAAATGTAGGTAATAGAGTATACTCTCCTAAAGGATATGATGGTATTCTTTTAGGTGATATTCCAACACTTGACTGGTCTAAACTTACCAATATTTTACCTCAAGATAAAGTACCAGCAATTTCTGACAGTAGTAATAAAATTGCTACTACTAAATGGGTAGCTGATTATATTGCTTATTTAGGATTAACTGGTAGCGGTGAAGGTGGCAATAGTACTGTAATTGATACTACTATCCAATCTACAGTAGCTACTGAAGGTCAGACTGACTTCGATTTTGATTACAATGTCGGTTCTTTACTTGTTCTTTCAACTGGCCATGTTTTAGTAGTTGGTGAAGACTACACTGCTACTGATGGTAAGAAAATCAAATTTACTGAACCTTGCGATGCCGATGAAGAACTTATGTTCATTAACATTGGTAAGCTGGATAAAGAAAAATATCTTACCTCTGATCAGATTAATGCGCTTATTACTGGTTCTAACTTTGCTACCACCACTTATGTACAGGAACAGATTGATGCACTAATCGATGGTTCTGGTGATGCTTTAGATACATTAAAAGAACTTGCAAATGCACTGAATAACGATCCTGATTTTGCTACCACTATAACTAATCAGTTAGCTGGTAAAGCTGATAAGCAACATAGTCATGCATGGACGGATATTACTAGTGGCGTACCTACAGCTACTGAAAACAAAGCTGGTTTAACTCAATTACTGGTGGCTTCGGAAGCTATTAAAGGTATCGATATTGCTAAAGCAATGCATGCTGCTGGTACGAAAGCGGCTATTAGACAATTTGCTTTTGATGCATTTAAAAGTCATATAGCTTTAGCTAATAATACTATCCTTACTAAAGATAATATAGGTAAATGGAACAGGTATAATGCAGCTACTCCTGGCACGATAACTCTTCCAGCTGCTTCAGAAATTACTGAAAACTGGACTATCTTACCAATTTATAACTTTTCTCCATATGATTTAACAGTTAAAATTCCAGATGCAGCAGTAGGGATTTCTAAAATAGTAACTACTGGTGGAGGTGCTGAATCTATTAAGATTCCATCATCCGCATCAGTATTCTTTGTAAGTGAATTAGCTGGTTCTGGAGAAAAGAACTGGAATATGTTTGGTGAAGGTACATTAGCCTATAGTAGTGGATTCAATAAAAATTTCTCTTCTAATGGTTATCAAGTTTTACCATCTGGTTTAATAATTCAATGGGGTATATCTTCTGCAACTAACATAACCACAAGTTTAATAAATTCTGGTTCTCAAATTAACTGGGGGCAGAGTTCAGCTTCCTGGAACTGGCCTATACCTTTCCCTAATGCTGTATTAACGAGTGTTAGTTCTGTTACTGATGGTGGCAGCCCACAACAGTGGTGTGCTATAGGTCAAATGAATAATATGACTAAAAATGGATTTACCTGTTTAGTTCATACTAACTATATTCCAGCATCTGCTCCTAGAATTCAATGGATAGCTGTAGGATATTAAGGTATAATTATGATTAATGAAACTGAATCTTTTTATTTTTACTCTCCATCTAAAGATTGCTGCTATCCAAGTGAGCTATACCTAGCTTATGTTGATTCGGGAGACTGGCCTACAGATGGAGTTAAAATTAGTGAAAATCTATTTAATGATTTTTTCTTAGTAGAAGTTCCTGAAGGAAAGTATAGAAAATGGAACTCAAGTAAATCTACTTTTACTTGGGAGAATATACCCCATAAACAATATACTGATGAAGAAAAGAAAGCTACTGGTAGGATATACAGAACTAACTTCATATTTGCTACAGATGTTATGATGTTAGCGGATTATACAATCAATGATACCGTACTAACAGATGCGCAAAAGAAAGAAATTGTTGATACTCGTATTGCTTTTAAAGTGTGGCCAACTCTTGATAATTGGTGGAATTCTCCTTTACCAGATGTACCTCAATGGATAATTGATGATGCACATAAGAATAGGAAGTATAACCATCCAACTACGGATCAGTGGCCTTTACCACCATTTGTTTAATAGCTTAATATAATATCTCCCCCTATAGTCTATACGGCTATAGGGGAATATTTTTCAATGTTTTCTTATAAATTTTGATCAACAGTTTATTAGTTGACAATGAAAATCATTGGTTATTTATTACACAGGATAAGCTATTATGGCAAACTTAAGTAGGATAGCCTTTGTTCTTAGAACTATACCTAACTTAAACTCTGAAGAAATCACTGGTATTTATCCAGGGGAGTTATTTTTAGTTGGTGATAAGAAGGCAATCTTTTATAAACAGAATGATGGAACTGTAATCTCTCCATCCGAAGCAGCAAGTACTTTCTTGACTATTGAAGGTAACTTAGAAGATATTGCTGATAAAATTAAAGCTAGAGAAAACCTAGGGTTAAAAAGTGCTGCTTTAAAAGATGCAGGTACTGAAAAAGGTCAAGTACCTGTAGTAGGGGATTTTAATACTTTCTTAGAAGAATCTACTATTCTTTCAGTATTAGACTTCAATACTTATAAATTTAAATCTAATGAAGTTATTGTATTAGCAAAAGCTGCTGCAACCAATATTCCGGCTGGCCTAGACTTAGGCGTTAATGTAGTTATTAATGTAATGGCTACAGGTACTTCTAGTAAAGGTGGTTTTATTGCCTTTGTATCTGACTTAGCTAATGAAAAAGCTTCATATATTTTAAGATGTTCTTATGGAATTTCTTCTAGGAACTTTATTGTAGAAAGTATTTACACTGATAAACATAAACCTAGCTTAAATGATTTAAATGTATATTCAAAAGAAACGGCTAAAGATACCTTCTTCCAAATCTCAAATCTTTTCTCAGAAATTGTAGATGACGATGATAAGGAAATGGCTAGATTAAATCTAGGTCTTGGAACAGCATCTGTTTTAGATAAAGGTACTGCTAAAGGTAATGTAATTGTTGTAGGTGATGGTGGCTTAGGTGTAAATGATAATAAAGTTGCTGCACTTAAATCCGTAATACCTGCTTTCTACCAATTATCTGATGACTCTCCAGATAAACCTGAAGCAGATAAAGATTATGGGGTTTTATCTTTCCCTATATCTAAAACTCTTACAGGATATTTAGTTTTATCTTCTGATGGTGTATTATCTTTAGGTATCGATGGTGCTGACGGAGTTGAGTTATCCAAGGTATATCTGGCAAATAACTTACCTACTCTTACTGAATTAAAAGCATTAGGTACTGAAAATAATTTATCTGATATTAAAGATAAAGTCAAAGCTAGAACTAATCTAGGTTTAGGTGATTCAGCTACCAAAAATGTTGGTACGGAAACAGGTACAGTTGCCGCAGGTGACGATAGCCGCATTACTGGTGCTGCTCAGAAAGATAAAAACTTAGAAGATCTTACAGATAAATCAATAGCTCGTACTAATCTTGAATTAGGTAGTGCTGCTCAGAAAACTGCCCAGACTAACATTACCGATACTACTTCAGGTAGTTTAATGCAAGTTGGTGCGTTTGGTTTAGGTGGTGCAGCAATATTGGTACTAAGTAATGACCCACAAAATAAAGTAGATGTTGTTGAATGGATGAAAACAGCTCCTACAGGGTTTTACCATTTTGATGGAGCAAAAAATTATCTTAATGCGCCGGATTTTCCAAATGTATGGTTTGATATAGTCATAAATGCTCATGAACCTATAGATTATCGAACTATTATTGCCATAGGCTCTAATTATGAAATGTTTGTAGGCTGTATGAATGGCGGTACATGGTCTGGATGGAAACCGGTATATAATGAAATATCTAGTAATTTAATATTACCTATTGGTGTACCAATTCCATATCCATTAGCTACCCCACCCAAAAACTTCCTGAAAGCTAATGGTAGTGCTTTTGATCAGGTAGCTTTCCCTAAATTATTAAATTATTACCCATCTGGAGTCCTACCTGATCTTCGTGGAGAATTTATCCGTGGTTGGGACGATGGTAGAAATGTAGATACTGGACGAAATATTTTGACCAATCAGGCAGCAAGAGTTGGTTATTATGATATGTCTTTTTCTATTTATGGCGGTAGTTTCACTACTGGCTCTGTTGTTATTACTGATGGCGTAAATATATTAGGTCAGAACTCTAGCGGTACTGCGTTTGCTATAAATAATGATAATACTGGTGCTGTCGGAAGGGTGTACTCCGTTCCAGATGATACTCGTCCACGAAATATTGCATTTAACTATATTATTAGAGCCAAATAAAGGAGAAACTTAATGGCAACTGATATTTTTCAAGAAGTAATCATTCCCGACTCTATGACCAAAGCCGTTTTCGATGGTAATGGTTTTTGTATTAAAGAAGGGTATGTGGGTACTTATAATATTCACTCTACTACCAGAGAATATATTGGTAGTAACCGTGAGTATGTTCCTGTAGGTGTTACTGTAGCGGCTTATGCTTATCGTGATGTACCGCCATTTGCCGAATATAAGCAAAAGATTGCAGCTGGGGTTCCTCAAGCAATTTTACGTACAACTGACTATAAAGGTTGGCAGATTGTAATTGATTATAGAGGTTATACTGTATATAACACTACTGATAAAACTTCTAAAGTAGTAACGGCATTTGGTGATATACCTACAGGGTTTACCCTTCTTAAACCAGCTACTGAATTTGATGAGTGGAATGGTTCTAAATGGGTATTAAACGAAAACAAACAGCTTCAAGCTGAAATTGATGCCGCTAATAAGACTAAACAAGCTTTAATGGCAGAAGCTCAAGAGCATATTAATATTTATCAAGATATGTTAGATTTTGATATGGCTGATGATATTGATGCAGTAGAAGCTAAATTGGCTGAATGGAGAAAATATCGCATTGCGGTATATAAAATTTCTACAGCTGAACCTTCTAAAATTGTATGGCCTGAAAAACCAGCTTCGATGTTTGGTTGATAACTAATAAGACCCCTATAACTTTCATAAGTTATAGGGGTTCTTTAACATTTTCTTAGTATATTTATATAAAGAAAATCTAATACGAAGGATTTTATTATGTCTAAGACAAGACGTATAGCTAAAAATATTAGTAGAATGGCTAAAGATAGAGTTATCACACCATTGAATGACAATATTCTGATCTCTAAAGGTGGGACTCTTTCTAATACAGATATAGTTTCTGATGTAATGATAGATGATAGAGTAAATATATATGCTAATTCTATTTTAGAATATAAAAATGAGTTTATAGGTAGTACTATTAAAACTAATTCTGTAGATGGAAGTAATTACATCCTTTTATCGTCTGCAGTAGCCGGAGTGTTTATTATAGATGGCACTTTTGATATTTTAGCCTCAGATGGAGTATCTAGGACTATCAAAATTTGCGCAAATTTAGGAGTAAATGGTACCCCTATAGTATCACTTGATGGTCAAAGTGAAAATGAATATGCAGCATATATAACTTTTAATAATAAAACTTATTTTGGGATTAAATTAAATACTCCACAGGCAAATCATAAAATTATATTTTCTGGATTTGTATCATCTTCAGAATCTATAGAAAAAATGAGTATTACTAATAGTGACTATATTACAAAAAGTGTAGTAGTAACAACTAGTAGTAGTGTAGGTAAATGGGATACACTAGATATAAAACAGGTAGGTATTTATTTTGATTCTACTTGTATGACTACCTTAGACGATGGTAATGTTTTCTATTTAGAAATGTTTTCTTCTGGGAGTCCGGTAAATAATATTGTTACTGGAGGTACCAAAGAAGTTAATAACGCATGGATTATTAATCCATATACTATGGAAGTTAGAGGAACCTCTAAATTCCCTTGGTTTCCTATTAATAGAGCTAGATGTATCACCATTAAAGGCGGTGATGTACTAGTATTCTTTGGACTTAGTAAATCTGGAGGAAACTCTGTCCCAGGTAATGGCGGAACTTTAGCTCCTTGGGGAAATTTTAGTAGATATGTATACCGTTACTCTCCAAAAACTGAATTATGGAGTATTGAAACTTTAGCTCCTAATAAAGGTTTAGGATGGGAAAACTATAGTTTAGCAATTCACCCTGATGGAGAAAGAATAGTTGTTTTAGGAGGAATGAGAGATGTACCAAATAGTCTTAAAACTCTTGATCCAAATCTTATAGAAAATGCAGATTCTGAAGGCGTTTTCTTTAAATATCCTCTTATTTATAATGTATCGACTAAAACATGGACTAAAGCAGGTGATGGAACTAGAGTAGGATATTATATTTCTGGAGATAAGATAGCTAGTTTGTATACTCAGATATCTCATTTAAAAGATAATTTATTCTTAGTTGCATTATTTAATTATAATGACGGTCAAGGAAATAATGTAATAAACTCTCCGGCCTTATATAAGTGGGATATAGATAGTTACAAATTTACTTATCTTAGCACCGTTAAGAATGAAAATTTACCATATACAGCGGTGGCACCTATTTTAGCTAAAATAGGGGATGGCAGAGTTGCTATTACGGGCGGGTATCAAGTAGGATCACCTTTAAATAATCCTTTAGCGATGACACAAAACAATTATACTGTCACATTTACTTCAGTCTATGATAATAATACTAATACTTTTTCTCCTGATGAACCGTCTAATATAGGTATTGGTGGGTGTAATCCATTTACTGTATTAAAAGATGGTAGAATTTTATTTGGCGTTCCAGCAATAAGTCATTATATTGATGGTACAAGTATTTCTGGTGGGGTTATAGGAAGTTTTTTCAGAACTTATAATCCAGATGCGTATAGTAAATCTTTTTATAACACATGGGAAGAAGTAGCTACTATACCTGAAAATATAATGTTGTCTATCGATCCAGTATCTGATACTGTATATGGTACACGAAATACTGATTTTCCTTCGGACATTTGGCCAGTTAAACCTACTGTAGTTGAATATAATTTACCATATAGTCTTTATCAGCTTTCCAACGGGGATTTTATGTTTGGTGGGATGTATGGGTATTCTTCTGCTGCACCTGTATTTAGTATATGTGCCAATAGATGGTATAAGGTATCCCCTAATGGTACTGTAACTCGCTTAACTAATGAACCTTTAGGATTTGCGCAAGCCCCTATTATTGAATATGAACCTAATAAAATAATCCATTTGGCAGGTTATGGCCCTCAAAAGTATAGTCCTTCTTACAATCCAGATTATTTATCCACTTATAATGGTACTTCATTACTTTCTTCTAACTGCAGTAACTATTTTTATTTTTATGATGTAGCTACAAACACATGGACGAAATCTACTAAAACTTTAAGAGATACTATTCAGATAAGTATAGTTGATAATAGGGCTGTATTACTTAAAGATGGTACTATAATTTATGGACTAGGTTCAATGCGAGCTATGGATGATTTGGCTTCCATAGATATTACTAAATGTTTAATCAGGTATAATCCTAAAACTGAAGCATTTACAAGGCTACCAATAGCCCCTTTAGAAGTCTATACACATAATTCGGCTGCATTAGTATACGACTCCAATAAAAATAGAATTTACTCAATATTTGTTGGTACGGGGGGAGCTAATATCCCTATAATCTATTTTGATTTAAACACCAATACTTGGGTGGAGACTGGTAAGTCATTTGTTTCTAATTATCCATCTTTATCAGTGTCTGGAGCTGTATATCGAAAAGATTATATTTATTTTATTTTAGGTTATAGAAATTTCCTTAGATATAATTTATCTACCGATATTCTAGAATCACTTCCTAGTCCCTTTGATCAATTTACTGACTGCATGCCTAATAGTAGCTGGTGTAGGTTCCCTATGAATGCTACATTTACAGATTACATGACTGTAATGTGTCAATACAGAAGAGCACCTAATGGTATTATGGCCACTAAGATTATACGATACAAATTTAATGATTAATTAAGTGAAGACCTTATATCTATAAAGGATATAAGGTCTTTCTTTTATAACAGAATTTTAGTACTCCTTAAATAAAAAAGGGAAATGAAATGTCAAGAGCAAAATTTTCTACTGATCTAGCTAACAGATTAGTTGGAAGAGACAAATTAAGTGCCGATAAAGATGGTAATATTATATTTGGAAGTGAGCTAATAGATAAAGCCGAAACTTCTAAATTTGCTACTGTACAATTTAATAATGCTGTAGCTGAAAAAATTAATGATAGACAATTTAGATTAACAAAATCTGTTACAATAACCAGTACGGATAATGTTCTTCTATTAGCCAATCTTAATGATGAATATTGTTTTATCGGTAATGTATCATTTACTAGTAGCACTTTTAGTGAAACTGGTACGGTCTCTATTGTAAATTTATATAATTCTACTACTCAAAGCGATCTAACTATATCTTTAATGAAAGATATAACTTTTGTAGAAGTGGAAACCGTATCTGATAATAATAGATATTTAGCTATTAGGTTTAGTGAAGTAGGTACATTCTTCTTAGATTGTATTATTACTAATTCTTCTGATGTTAGACAAGTAGCTATGAATGAATATACTTTCATTAGATCCATTTCTAGCTTAAATAATGCGACTTATGAAAGAATTGATCCCCTACCAAGCAATCAGTATCCTATGAGAAATATTGGTGGGCAAGTAAACTCTATAAATAATAATTTTTATTTATATCCGGGTGTTTCATCAAATGTAGGTTTAGGGCCAAGCTTTGGATTTATAGATTTAGATGGGCAAGGTAATGAAACAACTACTTCAAGAGTATATAGATATGATCCTGAAATAGAAAAATGGTTTTTAATGAAAGATTTTCCATCTTCTGTATATTCTACAAGTGCTTTAGAATATAAACCCGGATATAATATAATATACAGCATTATTGAAAGAGGTATGTATAAAGATATTAATGGTGTTAGAGGAATCCAAACTGTAGGGTCTTTCTCGTTTTATATTCATGATGTATTAAATGATACTTACACTGAACATAAACTTCGACATAATATCTATGCTACTGCAGCTGCAGTAGTAAATGATACTCTTTATATCTTAGCCGGTAACATCTTTCCTATTGACCCTGATACTCTTACAGCTACAGCTCCTATTGTACCTAATCCATTTTACGGTTTATTAAAATATGATTTAAAGACCCGTACTGAAACTTTTATCGCTGATAAGTTTAAAGATATTTTTGTTAGTAATCTTATAACGCCTACTAGTTACGATCAGACCTTACAATGTTATGATAATTCATGTTATATCCCTAGTATAAATGCATTATTCTTTTCACCTTCACATATAAAAAATACTACTAACTCAACAATTATCTATAAATTTGATATTGAGACTGAGACATTAACAGAATTTGCTAAATTAACTAGACAATATGGATTTAATAAGCTTATTCTCAACCAAAATGGCGACAAAATTATCATTTTTGGTGGAATTGGCGGGGAATTTGTAAAAGGGCCATATGTTATTTATGGTGTACCTCAATCTAATTTTGTATGCCTTTCTACTATAAAAAGTGATGTAATAGAATTAGATTATACTACTGGCGAGCTTTATCAAAAAACTCCTATGCCGGAAAATATTCCTGGAGGTAATGCCGCAGTAGGACGTTTTGCCGATGGTAGAGTTATCATAGCTGGTGGGTGTACTTCAGCAATGCAATCTAAAACATTTATTCCGACATCTTTGGCCACTACTTCTCTTACATATAATGGAAATGTTCAGCATACTAATAATGCTTTCATTATCGATTTTAGTAAAAATGAAATCTCTTCCATTCCAGGTATTGGTAGTGGTTTAAATGTTTTAAACAAAAATGCTACTACTTCAAAACTCCCTACTAGGGATTTCTTTAATTCAGTATCAATAGATTTGGATAACAGTAGATTCTATTCCACATTTGAAAACACTAATAGTGCTGCTATTTTTAATAAAACTACTTTAAGTTGGGTAGATGCGGCTTATCCGTTAAATGTAAAATATGGTCTCCCAGCTAGTAGTACTGTTAATACCGGTACAGATTTGAAAAATATTTCAATCTATAAGGTTAATAGTTTTTTAGGTAGTAGTACTCCTAGATTACTTGCTATTGGTAGCAAGGTAGGTAGTAAAAAATCTTCTTCAGATGTTAATTCTACTGAAAATTTATTCTACTGTTTCACTTCTCCTATTGATGCAATTAGCTGGACTCCCACAACCGCTGATTTCTTCAATGATTTTGATGGGTATACAGGTAGTTTAGATAGCATGTTCTACCGAGATGGAGCAGTTCATTTCTATGATAATACTAAAAGAGTAATTTATATTATTGGCGGGATAGATTCTAATATTTATTCTGAATCTAATATGGGTGGATATGGGGTTTATGATCCTGTAAATAATTCTTTTAAAAGATATACTGAAATTTTTAATGCACTAGGTACAAAAATTGCATTCAAGAAATATACAAAATATAATTCAGCAATAGTATGGACATCTAGTAAATCATGTATTATCTTTTCAGGTAATAATATTAATGATGATAAAAGTATAGGTACACTATCAACTGAAGTGTTCAAATTAAGTTTTGAAGATAAAGGTGATACTTATTTATCTCCAGTATATACGAAGCTTAATGATATACCATGTAGCTTTACCAATGAAGGTTTTGTTACAGCTAAATTGGTAGGTGGTAATGAAATTATTCTTTATCCTAGAAAAACTATATCTAATAATGGAACTGTTATCATTAGCTATAATATTGACAATGATACATATCGTATTATAGAACAAAGTGATTGTGTTTCTTTAGGCGATTTAGCCAAAATAGGAAATGATCTATATATTTCTTATGGTACTGTAAATAATTACTACTCTGATGAATTGGAGGTAAGCCCTCCTTTTAAGTTAAATAATAATGCCTATATTGTCAATAATACTCAAAAAGCTTATGGTAGATCACCTAAATATAGTTTAGGTTCACTTGCTGGTATTAACGATCAGGATATCGTGTTTGTTGCTAATGTTATAGATGCGGATAATAATCTACATTATTTTGGTGGGAGCACTATTGGCTCTGCAAAAATCATTAATAACCATGTTAAATGCAAATTAATTGAAAATAGTGATGGTACTTTAACTGTAGGTAACTGGTCTGAAGATCTAGTGCCTAATAATATCTTTACTGCTTGTGCTGCAGCTACAGCGCATTTACTACCTAATAATAAAATTTTATTAGTTGGCGGGTATTATAATAAAACTTCTATAACTACCACTGATGAATTAAATAACCTATATTCATCTTATAGAACCTCATTAATTTTATATAATCCATCTAGTAACACATATGAGCTTAAACAACCTACTTATACTAATCTACCTAATGGTATAACTGAAATTGTTTTCCCTTCTATACCTATGGTAGTTAATGGAACTAATCCAGATGAAATATTTATTTTAGGCGGATATTTTATTTGCCCTACAAGTGCCACAGATTTGGCTAAAACTACTGCATTTAAGTTATGTAAATATACTTTATCTACTAATGTGCTAACTTTTTTAGGGGAACTCAATTTAGGTAATGGTAGTATTCATAATGGTAGACAAAATGCGGTAATGGGTGATAATGGATATATTTATATTTTTGGGATGGATGGAAATGTTTCCCCTGATACAATGTGTATGATTGATTCGTTTACTGGTCGAGTAGATACAACTTTTACTAATAATGATATTACTAAGGAACAGTTAAGACTACATCCACAACTAGTTACTACGGGAAAGAGTGATTTAAAGTATAGAAATATTGCTGCAACTAAAATGCAAGATGGGACTATATATGTTTTACCTACTCACGATACACAGAGTAGAGTAACTGCTATTTTTAATCCATATGTATGTAATAAAGTTAATCGTTCTAATAATGTATGGACTATTGATACTATATCATATGACGATAGGAATCTCGTAACTCCAATTTTATCAGGAAACAGTTATACTTTACCAACATCAAGTGATCGTTCTTTACCAAGATTGTTTACATTAAAATCTGGTAGATTACTATTAGTTCCTGCTCGTACTGGTGATGCGTTAAATAAAGTTTATGATAGCAAATATGGCCATATTGTATATATAAGTTAAATATAATCCCTAATAAGGTATACCTTATTAGGGATTCTCTTTTCTATCAAACATCATTTTAGTATATTTATATAAAAGGTAAATTTATAATGACTTCTAAGACTAAAAAGTTTGTAAAATTTAGTAATAGAGCTTTAACAGGAGGGAATCTTGATTATAATCAAGATAAACTCACAGTCAAACTACCTAGCCCTCCTATAGGTACTGAATTAGTACATATTAATAAAGGTAAGGCTATTAAGTATGGTAATAACTTTAAACTTAATACTGTAATTGGTACGTCATCTACTAGCAAAGATTATTCATTTATAATTCTAGGTGAATTATTTAAAGAAATTTTTATTTCAGGATTCATGGGTATTGCAGGTGTCAATAAAGTAAATATCCATATTGATATGAATAATGGATTTGCAAAAAAAGTAAGAATAGAGTCAGCTAATACAAATTACAGTAATTCACTTTTTCAAGTTACTATAAGCGGAGTAGCATATTTAGCTCTAGGAATTACAAATGTAAGAAAATCCCTTCCAGTAATTTGTGACGCTATAGTATCTAATGAATCACTAAATTCATTAGATTATATTACAGATATCACTAAGTTTGATAAAGTAGAACCTTGGGGAATGGCTATCGATGGTAGTAAGAAGGTATATGTACCTTTTTCATTACCATATTCATTATGGAATGATATGCAAGCAGTTACTCTATCGAATGGTAAAGTTTTCATAGGTGGGGGAACAATCGGCTATGATGGAGTATCGGATCCTTCTTCAGGTAATGATCTGGTTACTAATCTGGTAATGACAAATAAATGCTTTTTATTTGATCCTAATACATGTATTTTTACTGATGCGCCACCATTACCTTTTCCAGTAGTAAACCATAGAATGGTTGCATTAAAGAATGGTGATTGTATTTCTATCGGTGGAAGTGCATCAATAGTAGATTCTGGTGGAGCTGTAACTACTAAAAGTCTAACAACTTTCTATTCAGCTAAACAAGCCAGTTTGTCCAACCAAAATGATATATCCTATCAATCTTGGGCTAGCTTGGGGAATTGGTATTTAGATTGGGGGATAAAGTCACATGCGGTTGCATATGATGATGTAAATGATTATATTTATGTCCTTATAACGGCTTATGAAAACCCTACTACCCCTGGAACTATAATAAATACCTTAACTAGAGCTAAAGTACTATACTCTGCACCTGATGAAAGAGGTAATAGAAGTGCTACTATTCTGGCCCGAGAATTAGTAAAAGATGCCATACCCGATAACTTATATGCTAGAAATGGTGATGGGTCCATAAATAAACCATACTTAACTGAAATGGTTTTAGCTAATAATAAATTATACTTTCCATTACCTTTATATGCAGCTGATGCTAGAGGATTTGTATTTGATATCGCCACAAATACTTGGTCTAAATGGATTAAAACAGCTAGATTAAGCGATTCAGGTAATATAGTTAAATACAAAAATGGAATTTATGGAGTTGGCTATACCACACAATTCAATTCCTTACCTACAGCTTCTCAAATGAGTAGTGTATCAGATATTACCCCATCTGATATGATTTTCATTGATCTAAATCAGCAAGAATTTCGTTATAAAACTCCTATAAATGGTTCAAACTCACTCAGCTTACTGGAAGATACTTCAGGTATGGTAGGCTCTAGCTGTGGTATGACAGTATTAAAAGATGGTAGAATCGCTATCTTTGGAGGTAATACTAAAGTTAGCGTGAATAGTTCAACTGATAAGATTTCTGATAAAAAATCTGTAGGATATTTCTACTATCCAGAAAATGATACTGGTAAAGAAGTATTTACACATATTGCTTCAGAATATGATGGTAGTCTTAATAATTTAAATGCTCGCAGCCAAGTAACTTACCATAATGGAATTATTTATTATATAGTAGATGATAGTATATCAGAATCAAATCCATACGGTAATAATGCTAAATTAAGAGCCTATAATATTTCATATAAAACTTTTGTTGATTATAATTTACCTCCTGAAATTAATAGTATTGAAGGTGCAGCATTAACCATCAATAGAACTACTGAAACTATGTATTTTACTGGAGGGATAATAATAACTAATGGAAAAAGAGTATATAGTCGTTATACTTGCAAAATTACTTTAGCTGAATTACGTAATAATGGTACTTGGGTGTATACAGGTCAACTACCTGAAAAAGCTGCATTTGGTAGGATGATTTCTTTTAGAAATGATGGTATTCCGGCATACTATGGCGGTGTATTTGAAGATGGTAGAAAAGACAAGAATATTTATATTTTCTTTGCTGAAGCATGGAATACTTTCGCAGCTCTCCCATATAGTATAACTAATGGCGATATGTCTGAGAATAATCCTACTTCTCTAGGCGTTGTGTATGGTTATAATGAAGATGGTACCCCTAATCATCATTTTACTATATTTACACCTACCACTCCACAAATACATTATGATCTATCTACATTACATCCATCTATAAACGATGACGTAGGTTTTATAGGTGTAACTAAACTTAATAAAGATATATTTAGACTTATAGATACATCTGGTAGGCATTGGGATTTTGATGTAAACAAGATCTCTATACAGCCAGTAGATATTCGAAGAAGAACTTTCATACCATCTTTTTCTGGAATCATTAAATTAGATTCGGACAAAATGGTTTCTATTGATTCTGATGCAAGTATTTATTTATTTAGCCTTTATCAATTAGAACATTCATACTCATTAGATAAAGGTGATTCAGATAATTTTATTTCACGTTTACAATCAGATATAACTGGTCATTATTCCGATATTTCAGATATAACAGTTACATTTGATAGTGAGGTTTCTCCTACAGTAATTCCTATGAATGGTATTGGAAAAGAATTACTGTATATAAATATGCTTAACTCTAAAAGAGCATATAACGCACCTGGGCTACCTCAATGCATAACTATGTTTAAACAACCATCAGTCAATCTAGGTTATTCATTTGAATTTTGTCCATCTTCCTATGCTGGTTTTGGTGGAATGGTAGGTATTAATAGAAAAGGTAATCCTATTATTATTGGTGGTGGTAAATATGGTGCTCCGCTAGCATCTACAGACTCTAATAATGTTGAATACCTTGAATATATAGTTAATAAAGATACATCTTTTATTAATGGAATTTATGAATTCGATTACTATGCTAAGACAGATAAGAAAATACTAGACCTTCCTAATATTCTCTTTAAAAGTGCTAGTTATTTTGATCAAGAAATGCAAAAAATTTACATATTTAGTGGAGTTCCAACACTTAGATGTAAATATGCAGAAATTGAAAGATTTAGTTGGTCAAAAAGTTATGTATATGATATTGATACCAATACATTATCTCCAATAGCTGACCTACCAGTAGCATTATATGCAGGTGCTGCTGTTAGAAAAGATGCAGATACTATTCTTATATTTGGTGGAATCTTAGGATTAGCTAACAATAACCCTGATCCAGCTTCATATCCTACTAATATATCCCATCCAAATAAACAATTTTTTGAATATTCTATAAGTAAAAATACTTATAAAGAAGTAACATCAGAATATAATTTTATCTATAATTTTAATGGTTCCGTAAATGAGCCTAATGTTTTTGGTGAGATTCAATTCGCATCCAATGTAAACAATGCTGAAAAGAATGAAGTAGTATTCTGGTGTTTAATGTCTAATTTAGGTGTAAATAAGACTCTTGTAGAAGGGCCTACAGTTTCCAAGTATATCTATAATACTATAGGTCAAATGTTAGTAGTACTAGATTTGGATACTAAGCAATTCAGAGTAGCAAATACGGTTAGTATGACAAAAACTACCGACACAATATCTGATCCATATGAAAGAATTGTGAGTGGTGCATTCAGTAATATTCTTCCTGATACTACTGGTAAGCTAAAAATGATGAACCAAATTAGACGTAATACAAATAGTGTATTTTATACTAATAAAACCAAACCTAGTATGATACAAGATATCATTTAAAGGAAACATAATGGATATTTTAACATTAAAAATTGAATCAAATGGGTTTAAAATTATTAATAATTCTGGAAAGACAGTATATGCACAAAATGCTTCCTATCAACCAGATGAAGCATGGGATGATTTTACTATTAACCGAGTAGGAAAGGAAACCTATAACAGTATGCTTCTTCAAGAAAAAACTAACGTTCTTGCTAAATTAAGCGAATTACGTTATAATACTCAAATTACGCCTATTGCTGTTAAAGAAGGGTATTTTGTTCCTACTGCAGAAAATATTTCTACTTTGGCAAATAGTATTGCTTCGTATACTAATGATGATCAATTAGTTAGTTATACTTTAAACTGGAAGGTCTCTAATACCATCTGGATAGAAATGGATATTAAGACGGCTAATAAATTGCTCAAGATGGCACAGCATCAAGTTCAAAATGCATTTACTTTAGAGCAAAAACATTTTAAAGCTATTAGCAAAATTGAAACCTATGCCGATTTAGCAGTATATGATTATAGTATTGGATGGGATGACATAGCAGTTATCTCTATTGATTAAAATTAAGCCCTATGGAACCTCCATAGGGCTTTTCTTTTTAGGGTGAATTATGCAACAGAAATATTACTATTTCGTTAGCCTTAAAAGTAAAGGGTTATACAAATCCATTATACCTATACCTATTAATGTACCTAAACCATACAAAGAGATTAGTGAAGGCGAGTATAAACGATTCTGTTTGCAGCTTACTAGATCTCCTGAATATGAAATGGGATTTGATAATTTTGGTAATCCTAAAGTAGTACATTTTAGTGAAAATATCAATGTTAGCGAATTAAAAGAAAAAATTGCTAATTTTCATATAGAAAGTATCAATGACATAAATAAAAATCATATAATTTCATATGGTGCAACGGAAATAAGAATTTCTTCTCCAGTATTCCAATTACTTGAAAGCTGTTTCTATCTTGGAGAAGAAGAATTTGAGCCATTGAGAATTAAAAATGAAAATGGTAGTATAACCACTTTATTATTTAGTGATATAAAAGAAATACTTAAATTACGTAATAGACTACTTCGTAAGATTAATGATTCTAAAATAGAAATAAGTGGAATTTTACAAAATTCTAATGATAAAAACAAATTGTTAGATACTTACAAGCAAGTCAAATACAAGGATTTCATTAAATGAATACTATAGCCGACTTACCAGATCACGTTAAATTAGCAATAGCTAATGCCGACGTACCTGTTCCATTAACATCAATAGAAGTAAAGTTGTTATTAGATATTATTGGTGAAAGCGATACTATCAAAGTTAAAGATGCTAATCGCTTAATTAAAAAATTAGAAAACGCTTTTGCTTTACTAACTACAAGAGTTAATGATATTGTTGAAAGTAATATGAAAGCTGAAATCAAAGAAGTCGTTGAGTCTGAACTCACTAAGAAAAAAGAATAATTTTACCCCATATCCTGAAATTAGGATATGGGGTGTTTTATTTTGTAACAGTTCTTTAGTTATTTCATGATTAACTAAGGAAAATCCGATGGCTAGTGAAAACGGTAAAAAAAGAAAGTTTAAACACTTTCAAAAGCCGGAAATTAAAGTAAACTGGACTAAAGAGCTAATTAATTTTATTCCCGTATTTGTTATTGTAGGACTGTTTCTGTACGGTGGCGGTAATGATAGCTTTGCTCAATTTAGTGGGTTACTTACATCTGTAGCTATTTCTGTACTTGCAGTATGGTTTGCTCACTTTTTACGTGGCATCTTCTTCCCAGATATGTCATTACTGGAACTGTATAACGTAGCTAAAACAGAGCCTATTGCTGCAGCTATTGTATTCGCTTCTATTATATTTATCTTAGCGAAACTAATGGACATGCTAAAAATTGTATAAAAATAACGCTAAAAGGTATTTTGCCTTTTAGCGTTAAATTAAGGTATTAGAAATGAAAAAGACTAAAATAGATTGGTGGAAGATAGTAGTTAGAACTACACTAATAATATGCGCCATGCTTTTTCTTTCAATGTTGACCAGTAAAGCCGAAGCATATGATGTTATAAATGATACTAAGTTTAAACAATCTTTACCATCTTTTAAAGATGCTATAGTAAATGATTGGCCTACTATGAATCCTAGATCACATTACTTTGCAGGTCAAGCTGAGCAAGAATCATGCGCTAGTAGAACCAAATGCTGGAACCCTACTACAGAACTTAAAACCTCTAGAGAATATGGGTTTGGTATACCGCAGATAACTATTACTTCTAAATTCAATAACTTTACTGGTTTAAAACAGCAAAATACTAAACTAAAGAATTGGCAGTGGGAACAGCGTTATGATCCGTACTATCAATTTATTGCCATGTTCACACTTAACCGTACTTGTTATAATCAAGTTAAGTGGGCTGGTAAGGAAGAGGATAGAATGGCTATGATGTTTAGCTGTTATAATGGTGGTTATGGTGGTATTTTAAAAGATAGAGCTATTTGTAAAAATACTAAAGGTTGTAATCCTGACTTATGGTTTAACAATATTGAGAAGTATTCTACTAAATCAAAGGTAGCTGTAAAAGGTTATGGGAAATCCTTCTTTGAAATTAATAGAGAATACCCTAAAAATATTATGTATGTCAGATCACCTAAGTATAAACCTTATCTAAAAGATGTAGCTAACGGTACTTATAAACCGACTAGAACTAAATAAAAAAAAAATGGTACAATAAGGGAGAGTCCTTATTGTACCGAAAACTGCGTCGTTGGGCGCAGACACAAAGGGAAATTAAAATGTATTCTATA